TCTAGTAGCCCTAGTGCATCAGATCAGTTTGCTAGTGCAACACAACAATCTAACCAAGTTTTATCTATGTCAAATGATATGGGTGGCTCTAATAACGCAACTATGTCTATAACACCTTTACCTACATTTGATAACTCTGCATCTATGGTTGTAGCTGATGTACAAGTGCAAAATGTACAAGGCGAAATTGACACAGCATCTTCAGGTGTGATGACAGCCTCAGAAGCAGATCAAATAGCAGATAAAATTATTGCTCAAAACATAGAAGCACAACAAGAAGAGATAGAAGAACAACAACAAGAAACAGGTAAATATGGTGATGAATCAAAACTAATAGCACTCATAGGTTATGTGCCTGCGTTTAACAATTATTCACAAGTCAGCGTTCCTGATGCTACAGATTGGTATATTAGTGCAAATATTTATACATCTGCTACACTAGACGACAATACTGGTGCATTTTATGGGCTAGTAAACGAAAATTTAAAAGGTTTAAATGAAATGATAAGTGACGAACCTAATATTTGGAGATAATTATGGATTGGTTTCAAAGTAAAACAGGACAACTCATTGCTCTTGCAACAATAGTTACAACGCTTGCAGGCTTTGGCTACAGTGGAGCGACCTATGTCAATCGCATAGCCAACCTAGAAGCTAAGATTGGTGGATTGGGTGAAACAGAAAGCGAAATGAAAGTTATTGAAGAACGCTTTGCATCTATAGAAACATCAGTGCAATTTTTAGAAAAAGAAATAGACAATATTTCTGTACCTGATGTAACAGAAATTAAAACTGATATAGCCACAATTAAAGCTGACTTACAAAGTTTAGATAGTAATTTAAGTAAAGTAGAAGATAAATTAGACAAAAAAGATAGCAACCCTCTGAATGGATAATGAAAAATCTATTCAGTCTTTTGTTGCTTAGTTCTTGTGCATCAGTACCTATGCCTGAGAAAGAATGGTCTGATTCCTATGATCCTGCAAAATGGCGTGCTCAATACGAAATTTGTAAAAAAAAATTGTTTACAAAATACCCTGCTGAGGTAGATAGTGAAGAATGGAGCAAATGTATGGGAGAGTTTGAATGAGTAAAATATTTATAGGAATTATTTTTGCTTTAGGACTATTTACATTTTTTCTTTGGAATGAAAACTCAAAACTAGCAGAACTTAACCAAGCCTTTGAACTTAGAGACAAAGAACAAAAACTAGCATTAGAGTCTATACAAAACGATTTTGCACTCCAAACATCTAGTTTGAAAGATTTGCAAAGCAAGAATAACGCTATAGAATTAGAAATGAGTCGTTATTTAGACATTTTTAAACGACACAATCTTACCAAGTTAGCAAATGCAAAGCCTAGTTTGATTGAAACGAGGGTAAATAATGGAACCAAGAAAGTATTTGATGGCATCGAAGCAGACAGTAGGCATATTGATAGCCTTGATGATGGTTTGCAGTTGCAGTCTGATTCCCAGTAGACAACAAGTAGACATAATTACCAAGCCTGTTGAACGAACCATCGTTCAACCTGTCATGCCTAGAGCAATTGACCTAAAAGAACCATATTGGTATGTCGTTTCAGGCAAAAATTTAGATGAATTTCTTGCAAGAGTCGAAAAAGAAGAGGGTCAAGTCGTATTTTTTGCTATGTCTGTGCCTGATTACGAATTAATGGCTTACAACATGCAAGAACTTAAACGCTACATCAATGAATTACAAGAAGTCATTGTTTATTACAGAAAAGTCACCATTACTGATAAAAAATAGGGGTAAAGTATGGAAATTTCATCAGAAGGCATAGCCTTAATCAAAAAATTTGAAGGATGTGAGCTAAAAGCGTACAGATGTGCCGCTAATGTATTAACTATTGGCTATGGTCACACCAAAGATGTTACAGAAGACATGGAAATCACCCAAGAAGAGGCTGAAACCATGTTAATACATGAATTAATGGATTATTGTAACTATGTAGACATGTATGTGGAGGTTCCACTAGAACAACATCAGTTTGATTCGTTGGTTTCATGGACATATAACTTAGGACCAACCAATTTAAAGTCCAGTACACTACTCAAGGTGTTAAATGACAAAGATTATGAAGGTGTACCTGCTCAAATTAAGCGTTGGAACAAGGCAAATGGCGAAGTTAAACAAGGTTTAATACGCAGAAGAGAGGCTGAAGCATTAATGTTTGAAAATAAAGAATGGTATGAGGTGTAATTGGTTTATAATTTTCTTAGGCACAACTCCATTAGTGCTTAGGACAGGATAGAACCAAAAATGTCACTATCTATCTATTCTGTCCGACTTTTATGAATTTAAACGATCTAAAAGACTTTGATATTCTTTCACCTCAAGATAAAGCTGAGGCTCTTACTCTATTACAAAAATACGATGAACTTGGCAAACAAGATTCTTGCCAAAAAGACTTTATGAGTTTTGTAAAACACATGTGGGGTGAAACTTTTATTGAAGGTCGCCACCATAAAATCATTGCTGATAAATTTAATCGTATTGCACAAGGAAAACTGAAAAGATTAATTGTTTGTTTGCCACCAAGACATTCTAAATCAGAATTTGCTTCTACTTTCTTTCCTGCATGGATGATGGGTCTAAATGGTGCTTTAAAGATCATACAATGTACCCATACATCAGAATTAGCAGTCAGATTTGGTCGAAAAGTAAGAAATTTGATTGATTCAGAGGATTTTCAAACTGTTTTTCCTAATGTGAGCCTTCAATCAGACAATAAATCAGCAGGTCGATGGACAAGTAACATGGAGGGTGAGTTCTTCGCAGCAGGTGTGGGAGGTGCTATTACTGGTCGTGGTGCTGATTTGCTTATTATTGATGATCCACATAGTGAACAAGATGCACTATCACCAAAATCAATGGACTCTGCATATGAATGGTACACATCAGGACCAAGACAGAGATTACAGCCCGGTGGAACTATTGTGATTGTTATGACTCGATGGAGCACAAAAGACTTGGTTGGTAGAGTGCTCAAAAAACAAGGTGATGACAATGCTGACCAATGGGAAATCGTAGAGTTTCCTGCAATTATGCCAAAAACAGACAAGCCTTTGTGGGGTGAGTTTTGGAAGAAAGAAGAATTATTGGGAGTTAAAGCATCGTTACCTATAGCAAAATGGAACGCACAGTGGATGCAAAATCCTACTGCTGAAGAAGGTTCTATTGTTAAACGAGAATGGTGGAAGAAATGGCATGGCGAACAAGTGCCTGCTTATGATTATGTTATACAAAGTTACGATACAGCTTTTTCTAAAAAAGAAACTGCTGACTATTCTGCAATTACTACATGGGCTGTTTTTGAACACGAAACCAATGAAACGCCATGTATTATTTTATTAGATGCCAAAAGGATGCGTGTTGATTTTCCTGAACTTAAAAGACTGGCTTGGGATGAATATAAATACTGGGAGCCTGATTGTGTATTAATTGAAGCAAAGGCATCAGGCACACCCTTAACACAAGAACTAAGACGAATGGGAATACCTGTCACTGCCTACACACCTAGTAGAGGTCAAGATAAAGTTGCTAGAATGAACAGTGTTGCACCTATTTTTGAATCAGGCATGGTTTGGTCACCTGATGAAACTTTTGCAGACGAAGTTATTGAAGAAATGGCAAGTTTCCCTTATGGTGATAATGATGACTATTGCGATAGTGCAACTATGGCTTTAATGCGTTTCAGACAAGGTGGTTTTTTGTCATTGCACGAAGATTACCAAGATGAAGTAAAATTATTAAGAAAAGACAGAACAGTGTATTATTAAACAATGAAAATTTTTTTAACATCCTTTATTCATGATGGCAAAGAATATGCAGGTCCAAATATTTTTGCTAGAAACTGGGAAATAGCTGAGGCTGTTGCTGAGTATCAAGGTTTACAAATTGATGGCGAGTTAGAAGAAATACACAGTGAAGAGTTATTAGAAAAATTAAACGAAAAAAGAGTGCTACACTAAGGTTATTATGGCAGTTGAAAGAGTATTAGGTACAGAAAATAATCCTGACATCATAGAATCAGGCAGTGCTGTAGAAATTATCCCTGAACAAAGTAGGTCAGAAGCTATTAGCGAATCAGATAACATTGTGGTTATGAATGATGAAGTTTTGCTAGACGAACAAATAGCATCTGAACTTGCAAACATGGAAAACGAAACAGAAGATTTTTTTGATAATTTAGCTGAGTTTGTAGATGAGAGTGAATTATCTAAATTAGCATCAAATCTTATTGATTCTATTCATGGCGACCTTGAATCAAGAAGTGAATGGGAAAAAACCTATACAGATGGTCTTAAATACTTAGGCATGAAGTTTGATGATAGTCGTTCTCAACCATTCCAAGGCTCAAGTGGTGTTATTCACCCAATATTAGCAGAAGCAACAACTCAGTTCCAAGCACAGGCTTATAAAGAGTTATTACCTGCTAAAGGACCAGTTAAGACACAAATACTTGGTGCAAGAACTGTACAAACAGAGTCACAGGCTGAAAGAGTCCAAGAGTTTATGAATTATTACATTATGAATGTAATGCAAGACTATGATCCTGAATTAGATCAATTGTTATTCTATTTACCACTTGCAGGCTCTTGTTTTAAAAAAATCTATTTTGATACTGTATTACAAAAAGCAATATCTAAATTTATACCACCTGAAGATTTAATCGTTCCTTATGAAGCACCTGATATGTCTTCAGCAGAAAGAATTACCCATTCAATTACCATGTCTCGTAACGAGATTAAAAAACAGCAACTATCAGGTTTTTACATAGATGTAGATATACCTGAAGGGTCTTATGAAAGTCGTGATGAAGTGACCACTGAGATTGATGAGATTGAAGGTACCTCACCAAGTTATACAGAAGATCGCAACAGAACTATCTATGAAGTACACACCATTCTTGATTTAGAGGGTTTTGAAGATAAAGATGATATGGGTGAGCCAACAGGATTAAAACTACCTTATATCGTTACCATAGATGAACAATCTAACCAAATATTAGCAATAAGAAG